AATGAAGACGAAGTTCTTTCATATATTGGAAAACGATACGGTAAGGAAATTAATTCTATTGATGAATTAGTTAGTAAACGTGAGGATAGCGAACCGCTTCCTGAAGACGTTGCTGCTTACCTAAAGTATAAAAAAGAAACTGGACGTGGGTTTAATGATTTTGCAAAATTGCAAAAAGATTATTCTGATTTAAGTCCAGATGCTTTGCTAAAAGAATATTATTCTATAACCGAAGAAGGTTTAGATTCTGAAGATATAGATCTTCTAATGGAAGATTTTGATTTTGATGAAGAAATACATGAACCAACTGAGATTAAGAAAATTAAATTAGCAAAGAAAAAAGAAATTGCCAAAGCAAAAAAGTTTCTTAGACAACAGCAAGAGATATACAAACAGCCCCTTGAGTCAAGGGAAAGTTCTGCCAATGCTGATAATAATGAACTAATTGAATATAGGCAATATCTTGAGTCAGCTAAAACTCAAGAGGAGCAAGCAAATCATAAAAGACAATGGTTCGTCAAAAAAAGCGACGAAATATTTAGCACCGAGTTTAAAGGTTTTAAATTCAATGTAGGTGATAACGATATTGTTTATACTCCAGGCAGTGCTTCTGAACTTAAAAAAGCGCAAGAGACTCCACTTAATTTTGTAAATAAATATTTGGATTCTAAAGGTTTTTTAAAAGATGCAGAAGGATACCACCGCTCTTTAGCAATTGCTATGAACCCTGAAAAGTTTGCTCAGTTCTTTTATGAACAAGGTAAATCGCAGGCAACAGATGATGTAATACGTAAAACGAAAAACATAAACATGAGTGAGCGTACTGCACCAGAGGTTTCTTCAAAATCAGGACTTCAAGTAAAATCAGTTTCACAACCTTCGAGTCGTGGGCTAAAAATTAAGAGTATAAAAAGAAGTTAATAATTTAAATAAATAAAAAATAATATTATGGCAGGACAAGTATTAGCAACCCCAGGGTTTGCTTTGACACCGAGTTCCGAGAGAACTCCAACAGCGGAAAACTATTTAACTAATGCAGATTTCAATTGGTTGAATCAGTACTTACCAGATACTTACGAAAAAGAATTCGAAAGATATGGTAATAGAACAATCTCCTCATTCCTTAGAATGGTAGGAGCAGAAATGCCTACAAACTCAGACCTTATCAAATGGGCAGAGCAAGGTAGGTTACACACGAAGTATACACAAGTTGGTACAGCAGCAATTCTAAATGCTGACCAAGCTGTATTTCAAGTAAATGATGTATTAGACCCAGTAGCAGCTGAACAAGTTATTAGAGTAGGACAAACTATTGTAGTTGTTCAAAATAATGGTACAGGTGTTAATAAGGCTGTGGTAAGTGCAGTAAACAATGCCGCTGGTGGTAGAGGACAGTTCACAGCTGATTTTTATGAAGCAGGTGGTTTAGTAACTGCAGGTACTGGAGTTGGTAACGCTGACGTTACAGTATTCATTTACGGTTCAGAATTTAGAAAAGGAACAGCAGGAATGGTTGGTTCATTAGAAGCTAATGACTTCATCTTCGACAACAAGCCTATTATCATTAAAGATACTTACACAGTATCTGGTTCTGATATGGCTCAAATTGGTTGGGTTGAAATCACTACTGAAGATGGCGCAACTGGTTACCTATGGTACCTAAAGTCTGAGCACGAAACAAGATTAAGATTCGATGACTATTTAGAAACAGCAATGATTGAGGCTGTACCTGCAGAGACTAACTCTGGAGCTGCTGCTATCTTAGGTAGTGCCGCTGGTGCTGCTGACCCAGGAGCTGGTTCAGATGGTATATTCTACGTAGTAGGATTAAGAGGAAATGTTTGGGATGGTGGAAATCCAGTAGCCCTAGCAGACTTCGATTCTATAATCAGTAGACTAGATAAGCAAGGTTCTATTGAGGAAAATGTTATTTTCCTTAACAGACAATTTGGATTTGACATTGACGATATGTTAGCTGCACAAAACTCTTACGGAGCGGGTGGTACTTCTTATGGTCTATTTGACAATGACGAAGAAATGGCTTTAAACTTAGGATTCACAGGATTCAGAAGAGGTTACGACTTCTACAAGACTGACTGGAAATACCTAAATGACCCTACAATGAGAGGTGGACTACCAACAGGAGCAACATCAGGGAAGATTAATGGTCTTCTAGTTCCAGCTGGTTCAACAAGTGTTTATGACCAAATTCTTGGTAAAAACGCTAAGAGACCTTTCTTACATGTTAGATATAGAGCTTCAGAAACTGAAGACAGAAGATATAAGACTTGGATTACTGGCTCTGCTGGTGGTGCTGCAACGTCTGATATTGACAACATGCAAGTAAACTTCTTGTCTGAGAGAGCTGTATGTACTTTAGGTGCAAACAACTTCTTCTTATTTCAAGACTAGTAATTAAATATTAGGGGCGTAGCAATGCGCCCCTTTTTTAAATAATCAAATTAAATTAAATCAAATGAAAAAAGAAAATACTACCCCAGAAGTAGTTGAGAAAGCTGAAATTAAAACAGTTGCTCAACCAAAACCAAAAAAACAATCACCTAAATTTGTTGACAAATCTTATAAGCTTACAAGAGATGTTGCACCTTTATCTTTAATCTTAGCCTCAAGGCACACTAATAGATTTCCATTATTGCATTTTGATGAAGAGACAGGAATCAACAGACCTTTAAGATATGCAAGAAATCAGAACAGTCCGTTTCAAGACGAACAAGATGACAATGCAATTTTAGAGCCTGTAATATTTGAAGATGGATTTTTGTTTGTTCCAAAAAACAATCAAATACTACAAAAGTTTTTACATTATCATCCTGGTAATGGAAGAATATTTACTGAAGTTAACAAAGCTAAAGAAGCTGCAGACATTGTAGAGGATCTAAATTTACAAGTAGATGCTCTTATAGAAGCTAGACAGCTTGATGTTGCTCAAGTAGAGAACGTTGCTAGAGTTTTGTTTCAACAAGACGTTAGCAAGGTAACAACTGCTGAGCTTAGAAGGGATATATTAATATTTGCTAAACAAAACCCAAGTGGTTTTATGAAATTATTAACTGACCCAATGTTAAAGCTAAATTCAACGGTACAGGATTTTTTAGACAAAAACTTAATACAGTTAAGAAATAGCAAAAAAGAAGTATGGTTTAACACACCATCTAATAGAAAGAAAATGTGTAATATACCATTTGGTGAAGAGCCAATGTATATTATGACATCTTACTTTCAAAGTGATGATGGATTAGAAGTGTTTAAACACTTAAAAGCATTAGCTAAAAATGCGTAACTTTACAACTTGTTTAACCCATTAAAATTTTTAACAATGGCAAAATTTTTAAAAGTACAAACCGCAGCAAATGGCAATTTAATTATGCCTGCTGATAAAATGGTAATGGTCTCCACTGGTGGTGGTGGCTTTACTACAACTATAGTTAATTATCTTACTACAGGAGCGTTCGACACCATAACAATAACTCATGGTGCTGATACAGCTAATGGATATAATATGATAAACTATATTCAAAATAAATTAATTCAAGTTGCTCAAGGAAAATGGTCAGAATCTATTCTTGACATTACTGATGGAGCTCCAACTGTAATCACTAACGTTGTAATCTCATAATCATGAATAAATATTTCAATTTTCCGCAATCAGGAGTTACTACTCCTATCGTATTAAACGCAAACATGGTAGAGTCTATTGAACAGACCTCTACTACTGAAACGTCTTTTTTCTATGCAGGAGCTGCAGCTACTGATAAGGTAACCCTTACACACGCTGCCGATTCAACAGGAGTTGCAATGCAAAACTTTTTTGTAGCTGCTCTAGTAGATTTAATGAGCACGTCTTACACAAATGCGGCGCCAACATTAATGCCGCCTAACGTTGTAACTGGATTAGCTTGGAACTAATAGTGTAATCCTTTTTTTACTATAGATTAGAAAGCACCCAATTTTAGGGTGCTTTTTTATTTTATGTATCTTTGTGTAAAGATTTTCAAATGATAAATTCAGTAAGAAATACTGTGCTTGCAATTATCAATAAGAATAACTATGGATATATATCTCCTAGTGATTTTAATTTGTTTGCCAAACAGGCTCAGTTAGATTTGTTCGACGAATATTTTATAAATTATAATCAGCAAATAAACGAGGAAAATGCAAGGATTTCAGGAACAGGATATGCTGATATAAAACTTGGTTATGAAGAAGTGATTGATAGTTTTTCTGTTACAAAAACTTTAGTACAAAACTCTAACAACATATATTATCTTCCTAGTCAAACGACTACTGGTGATGATTATTATTTATTAAATAAAGTTCTGTGTTACGAGGGGGCTGTTCTAAAGGGTCAAGCTGAAAAAGTTAGTATTAATAAAATAGACCTATTAAATAAATCTCTTTTAACCGCTCCTTCATCTCAATACCCAGCTTATACTCAAAAAGGAGATTCCATAACTATTTTTCCTACCACATTTAATGGAGCTTTAGACATACAAGGAACTTACGTTCGTTATCCATTAGACCCAAAATGGACTTATGTTACTTTATATAATGGTGAACCTTTATTCGATCAAACGCAAAGTGATTACCAAGACTTTGAATTACCGATTGATGACTTAAATAATTTAGTAGCAAGAATACTACAATACGCTGGTATATCAATAAGAGAAGCTGATGTGTTTCAGTTTGGACAAATAGAAGAGCAACAGCAAAATCAAACTAATACATAATCATGGCATATATAAATCAAAGAAAATATTACACTAATGATGGAGTAGTCCCTACAGATACTAATTGGGGGTCTTATCAATACGTAAGTTTGGATAACATAATGACTAATTTTGAATTGATGTATGATGGAAATCATTCGTTAGTTAATAATGAAAATAGATATAAGATATTATTTCACGCAAAGAGAGCAATTCAAGAGTTAAACTACGATGCTTTTAAAGAAATAAAAGCATTAGAATTAACAGTATACGATGACTTGCGTTTTGTTTTACCATCGGATTATGTAAACTGGGTAAAGCTTTATTTGTTTCAAGGTAATACCTTGAGAGAATTAACTGAAAATATTCAAGTACAATCTTCCATTCAATACCTTCAAAACTCTACTGCTGTTTTTGGGTATGATGGAAATAATAATGTATCAACTATAGAGTCTACATTAGATTCATCGAGAACAGCGGGTTCTTTAAATAGTATTTATTTGAATCAAAACAATGAAGCTGATGAGAACGGTAATTGTGTTGATTGTGAGGGCGACATATACAATTCTCGTATTGGAGCTAGATACGGTTTAAATACAGAAACAGCCAACATTAATCCTACTTTTACTATTGATAAAAAAGCTGGTGTTATTAATTTTGATTCAACTATGGCCAATAGACAATGTGTGTTACAATACATATCTGATGGAATGGAAAATGGTGATGACTCACAAATAAGTGTAAATAAATTATTTGAAGATTACATTTATGCTTATATACAATATGCTATATTAAATAGTAAATTTGGAGTGCAAGAGTATATTATTAATAGGGCAAGAAAAAACAAACAAGCTTTATTAAGAAATGCTAAAATCAGATTAAGTAACATTCACCCTAGTAGATTGTTGATGAATCTAAGAGGTGAAGATAAGTGGATAAAATAAAATGGCAAACATTCAAAGAAATTTTGTAGCTGGGCGTATGAATAAGAGCCTTGACGAAAGGCTTATACCAAACGGAGAGTATATAGATGCTTTAAATGTTAGACTTGGTTCTACTGAAGAGTCTGAAATAGGTGCTGTTGAAAATACTAAGGGTAACGTTCAGGTTACGTCACTACAATATATAGACGGTACTGCATTAAGCAGCTCTGCTAGATGTATAGGGGCGTTTGAAGATGGCGCTAACGAAACCATTTATTGGTTTGTTCATGACCCAGCATTTACTGTAGGAGCAACTGGTAAATTAGATTTAATTGTTTCTTTTAACGTAATTACAGGAGGATTAATATATCATGTTGTTAGTGTTGATGATGGAATTGGTTCTAATACCACTTTAAATTTTGATGCTAACTTTTTAATAACTAGTGTAGATAAAATTGATAATTTAATTTTTTTTACTGATAACTTAAATGCTCCAAGAGTAATTAATATTGATTTTAATTACCAAGACCCATTTAATAATATAGATCAATTTACTAATAATGATATTTTAGTAATAAAAGCAGCTCCAGTTGCAGCTCCAACTTTAAACTTATTAACCACTACGCTTGAAGATTCTTTTTTAGAAGATAATTTTATTTGTTTTGCGTATAGATATAAATACGCTAACAATGAATACTCTGCTGTTTCACAATTTAGTGAACCAGCTTTTCAACCAAGTTTTTTTGAATTTTCACCAAATAGTTTTTTAAATGAGGGAATGGTAAACTCTAAATCTGGAGTTCAAATAACTTATAATACAGGTAGCTCCCAGGTTGTTGGTGTTGATATTTTATTTAAGGAAGCAAATGATCCTACTATAAAAATAATTGAAAGAATAAATAAATCACCATTAGGACCACATAACACTAATGCAACTTATGTTTTTACAAACAGTAAAATATTTACTGTTCTTCCTGAAAGTGAAATATTGAGATTATATGATAATGTTCCGAGACAAGCTAAGGCTCAAACTTTAATGGGCAATAGATTAATTTATGGTAATTACACAGAAGGATATAATTTAATTGATATAAACAATCTACCACTAAACTTACAATACACAGTTGCATTAGACACTCAAGATGCTAGTGGTGTAGATTTAACTTCTTCTAATTTATTGGCATTTAATTATACAGCTTTTGGTAATACTCTAAACGTAACTACCGCTGGTTTTACTTTTGATTTAGGTGGATATGAAAGTAAATTAATTCAAGGAGCAAGTTTAAATTTTTCTTTTACTTATCAACATTTATCTTATAATGGATCAGATACTCCAACTCAAATACAAGGAGAAACCCTAATTAATTTTCAGTATGTTTTAGTTGATAACTATACTACAGTTTCAGATTTATATAATAGTTCAGATTTTCAATCTAAACTGGGTTTAATAAGTTCTGCTATTCAGACTGTAGCAGATTCTCAAAATGGTTTAGGTGCAACGTTAACAGATGCGTTTAATTTTTCTTTAACACCAACTTTATCAGGTGGAGGATTTAGTTACTCTTTAAATCAAACAGGATTAACATCAAGCACAGCCTCAGTTCCTCCATCTACTAATAAAGGTGAACCAATTGCTTCAACATTAAACGGAACTCAAATAGAGCTAAAATTTCCTGTAGCACAATATATTCAAACATCACCAGGAACAACTAATTTAATTATATCATACAATACCTTTACATCTATTACTGCTACATTACAAGCTACGGCAGACCTACAAAGCTTGCATAGTAATAGAGGTTATGAATTAGGAATAATATACATGGATGAATATAACAGGGCTTCAACAGCTTTAGTTAGCAATAATAATACTGTAAATATTCCGTGCAGAAACTCTAAGACTTTAAATAAAATTATTGCCACAATACCAACTAGTCAAAGAGCTCCTTCTTGGGCAACAAGATATAAATTTTGTTTAAAACCAGATAGAACAACTTATGAGACTATATACTCTAGCATATTTATTAATGACCCTAATTCTAATAATACATTTTTATTATTAGAAGGAGATAATATTGCTAAAGTTGAAGAAGGCGATAGATTAATTGTAAAAAGAGATGCAAACGGCCCGGTTGAATCTTGTGTATTCGCAACTGTTTTAGAAAAACAAACACAAGTTG